ACCGGCCGAGCGCGCCAGGGTCCGCGTGCCGCATCCTGCGCGCGCTGCGTGCCGAGGGCCTCGACGTGCGCTGCGTCGATGCGAGCGCGGGCGTGTATCAGCTTGGGCCGGGGTGGTGGGCGTGAGCGTTCGGATCGAGCGCGTTGCGCTGTCGGACGCTCGGGCCCTCGTGGAGCGGTTTCACGGCTATGGAGCGTGCGGAAACACTGGCACGTATGTACATGGTGCAGTGCGCCATGGTGGCGGGGTGATCGCAGCGTGGATCTGGCTCCCGCCTGCGCCAGGCGCCGCGCGCGCCGTGTCTCCTGGCGACCATCGCGGCGCGCTCGCGCTGTCCCGTATGGTCGCGATCCCGCGCGAGGAGCGCCCGGATCTTCCAAAGCTATCGAAGGCCCTGCGCGCCATCGCCGCTCATCACATCGACCGCGCCAGGTGGCCGGTCCTCGTGACCTACTCCGACGCATCGCAGGGCCATTCCGGGCACGTGTACCGGTGCGCCGGGTGGCAGCCTGAGGGGACGCGTCGCGCGCCGTTCTTCGTTGATGCCGATGGGCGTCGCGTGGGGACGTACGTCGACGGTCGCCACCGAAGCGCGGATGGGATGGTTCGTGGATGGGCGATGCTAACGCGATGGACTCGCCGAGCATGTCCCATCGGAGAGGAGCGAGCGTGGCTTTCGCGCCACTTCGACGACGTTGACACTGGGCGGAGATGGAAAAGCGGCAAGCCCGCGAGGGCGCTGGTACGCAAGGCGTCGTCGCGCGAACAGACGTCGCTTTGGTGACGGACACACGAAGCCCCCGGAGATTGCGGCTTCCGAGGGCTTCGCGTATGCTGACGGTGTCGAGTCGCAGCTCCGGTCATGATGGCCCGGGCTGAGCAAACACGCAAGCCTGGAGAGACACGTGACCCACAATGAGCCCGCGCAGGGCCTCGCCCGCATCGGCGGCATGCTGCCATCAGATGCCGCGGCTCACGTTGCGCGCGTGGTCGCCGAACATCTTGCGCACACGGTGCCGATGCCCATCCCGAACCAGCCCGCCGGCATGGCAACAATCCGTGGCGAGATCGACTCGTGGACCGACGCCCAGTGGGACGCGCTCGTCGCGTGGCGACTCCAAGTCGCCAGCGCCGAAGCGGACAACGCCGGGAGGCTTGAGGCGCTCGCGCTCGCCGTGCGGGCGCTGCGTGCGACCGGTGTCGACGACGAGGCCGACCGCGCGATCGCGGTCTTCACGGCACGGGCGTATCCGCGCTTCCGTGACCTCATCCAGCGTCATCACGACGGCGTGATGCCCACCGAGATCGCGGACCTCCGCCGGCTCTGCCGTGTGGCAACGCTCCGGCTCGACGTCCTGCCGCGCGAGTGGCGCGAAGCCCGCAAGCCGCCCAAACCCTTCGAGCCCGCGCCGCGCAAGCGTGGAGGCGGCTGGTGAGTTGGGCTCGACTCGACGACGCGTGCACGGACCACCTCAAGCTGCGGCGGGCCGGCACCGCCGGGCTCGCGCTGTGGACGGCGTCGATCGTGTGGTGCTCGCGCCACCTCACCGACGGCTTCATCCCGGCCGACATGCTGCACGACATCTGGCGCCCGGTCGGCGAGAGCTTCGACGCTCACGCCGCGTGCGCTCGCCTCGTGGCGGCGGGGCTGTGGGACGAGGTCGACGGCGGGTGGCAGGTGCACGACTACCTCGACTACAACCCCAGCCGCGAGGAGGTGATGCGGGCGCGCGAGCAAGCTGCCGACCGGCAGCGCCGCAGACGCACGAAGGCCACGCCGGAGGCTGTCACGCTGTCTGTCACGCGTGACGTACAGCGTGACTCACGCGATACGTACAGCGTGAGTCACGCTACCCCGTCCCGTCCCGTCCCGTCCCGATCCGATCCTTCTCCTACGGAGAAGGGGGTCGCGCGCGCACGCGTAGCGAGCGCCGTGCCAGACCAGCCGCCGACCCGCGACGCGCTGACCCCCGCCCGACTGTGGACGATGCTCGACGACGCGTGGCACACGTGTACGGGCGACCGGCTGCCGGGGCTCTTCACCCCGACGCAGCGCATGGACCTTGAGCGGCTCATCGAGCGCCACGGGGCGGAGGCGGTCGCGGAGGACCTCCGGGCCTTCGCCGGGTACCACGAAGGACGCTCGCCGCTGCCCTCGCAGCCATGGCGGCGGTACCTTGACGAGGCCGGGACGTGGACGACGAAGGGGACGCGCATGGCGGCGCTGACGCGCGAGCGAGAGCGGGAGGCCCGGCCGGTGACGGGGATCCTCGACGCGGACGAGACAGAGCGCGAGATGCAGCGCAAGATGCGGGGCGGACGATGAGCCAGGAGTTCCATGTCAGCATCCCCGACTCGGACGACGATGGCGTGTACATCACAGCGGAGTCGCCGAGCGAGGCCGCACGCCGGTACGCCGAGCGCATCGACTTTGCCGCGTACGGACGCGGTCGGAGGCAGCGGGACACGCGACGCGTCAGGGTCGACGGCCGCACCGTCACGCGGCCGCACGGCGTCGGCGCGTGCTACGCCGTCACGGTCGTGGTCCAGTCGACCGCGGGAGCGTGGGAGGTCGAGATCGTCGGCGCGCCGGTCCGGTGGGACTACGGAGTGCGGCGGTGTCGCGAGGTCTCGTGGGGGCAGTGACCGAAGCCACGTGCGCGCTCTGCCCGGCGACCACGCCGTGGCCATGCCCGGCGACGTGGGCCTTCCCGTGGCTCTGTGGGCGCGTTTGGCGGCTCTGCCCGGACTGCGCAGCGTCGGGCTACCGGGAAAGGCTCGAAGCGCTCAGCGGGGCGCGTGAGGGCGAGAAACGGCAAGCGAGGAGGAAGCGATGAGCTACGCGCGATGGTGTGCGATGCAGGGTTTCGGGGCGCGACTGCGGGGTGACACGAGCCCGACAGCGCAGGAGCGGGCCGAAGCCAAGCGCGCGCGCAAGGCGGCGAAGCGGCAGCGGGATGCGGAACTCACGCGGATGGGGCGGGAGGCGAGCCGGCTGCAATGGATGACCGCGGACTCTTGCCGTCCCAGTGCTCCGATCGAGAGCTGGGACGAGGGCCTGTTTTGGACCCTGGCGGCCGAAACGTCGCGCGCATGGGATCGTCTGCACGCCATCCGCCGCGGCGAGGGGCAACCGTGACGCTGGCTCGTGATCTCAATGCGCGGGCGGCGCTGGCGTACGCGGATGCGATGTGCGCGGCGATGGACGACTGGATCCGCCACATGTCGCGTGGCGAGTACACCGAGGCTGGCGGCGCGCTCGCGCGGATGATGCACGAGCGAGAGCGATACGACCGCGCCATGATCGCGCTCACGGAGGCCCGTCGTGCTGGCTCGTGACATCCCCTGCGTGATCCTCGCGGTCGACCCGGCTGCGACGTCGGGGTGGGCGCTGACCTACGTGCTGCCGCACGAGCCGCACCTGCGCACGTGGAGCCACGGCGTGGCAGAGACGTGGCAGAATCGGAGCTTCGCGGTCGACCAAGCCGACGTCATCGCGAGCACGATCGGCCGCCCGCTCGTCGTTGTCGCCGAGACGTGGCCCGGCCTCCGCGGCTCCGCGCTCGCTGGGCTCGGCGCTCAGTGGGGCCGGTGGCTCGCCGAGCTCGAGCGGCTCGACGTGCCGGAGAGGCGCATCGTGCGCGTCGATACGGGCACGTGGCGAAAGACGGTGCTCGGCATCACGCGGCAGAGCGGCGACGCGAGCAAGCGTGCGGCTATGCTCAGGGCGCGTGCGGTGCTCGGGCACGACGTGACGGCCGATGAGGCAGAGGCGCTGTGCATCGGCCTCTTCGGGCTGCGGAGCGAGAGGGTCGCGGCAGCGCTTGGAAGGCGCGAGCTCAAGCGACTTGGGTGGAGCGAGGAGGCGTGATGGGGCGACGTGCACATGATGCCGCTGCGGCGGTCGAGGAGGCGTGCGAATCGCTGGTGGACCTGCTGCGCACAGGGCCAGGCGCGATCCGGTGCTTGGCTGCGATGGTGCACAGGGAGCATCCGCCGGATAGGGTGTATGCCCTGCTCGACGTGCTCACTTCGCTGTGCGACCGGGTGGCCGACATGGACCGCGAGTTCGAGTTTGACGGCATGCCCGACCCGCTGTGCGCCGAACCCGCGCTGGCGCTGACAGAGCTGCGCGCCCGCGTGCGTCATGCACTCTACATCATCGAGACGGATCCGGCGATGGAAGACCACGCAACGGACGCGGCGATGATGCGCGCGGCCAACTACGTGCGCGCGGCCCTTGGCGAACAGCACGACGACCAACGCGACGATCCGCCTGAGTTCGATGCCGTCTATCGCGCGACAGTGCGCGCGGTAGACGCAGAAATGAAGTGGATCGCAACGGAATGCATTGCTGACCTTCGAGCGGCGGAGTGCGACATCTACCGCAAGCGAGCAGCAGCAGCGGAGCAAGAGCGCGACCGGCTCCGCGCGGAGCTGAAGGGGTGGGCGGCAGACATCGAGCCGCACCCGTCTTATTGGACGGAGGAGTTGGGCGAAACCAAGGCTCGCATCGCGATCATTCTGCGGGGCGATCCGTGACCCCCGAGCGCATGGCCGAATGGCTGGATCGCTGGACGTGGCCTAGCACCGAGCGCCGCGTCACCTGCGTCGAGCCCGAGGGCCCCCGGCGCACGTGGGTGCTGACCGAGGGCGGGCGGCAATGCGGGCACGTAAGGATGAGGTGGCTGGGGACCATGACCGAAAACGTCTGGACCCCCGCAAACGATGGGTCGCACGGCGTCGTCAAGCGTTCGAGCGATCTCGGGTGGACCGTCGAGGCGTCGGACCGCGCGCGGGCGGCGCTGGGGCTCGACACCGAGGCCGGGCCGGGGCAGACTGGCGGCCATGGGTAGGTCGGTCACCTCCCACGCAGCGCTGGAGCCCCTCACCGAAAAGCGGCGGAGGTTCGTCCTCGCCTACGTGGGCGAAGCTGCGGGGAACGGGACCGAGGCGGCGCGCATCGCGGGCTACGCGAAGCCGGCCGAAGAGGCGTATGCGCTCCTCAGAAATCCTCAAGTGTCTGAGGCCATCCGAGCGCTGACCGCGCCGAGCGAGAATCGGGCCATCGCGACGAGCGAGGAGCTCCGCGAGCGGCTCACGTCGATCGCGATGGGTACAGCTACCGACCTCGAGTCGCGCGCGTCCGATGTCGTGGCAGCGGCCAAGCTGCTGCTGACCGTCTCGGGCGACCTCGTGAAGCGCGTGGAGCACATCGAGCAACCGAAGTCGAAGGCGGAACTCGTGGCGAAGCTGCGGGAGACGCTGGCGAAGCTGGAGGGCGAGGATGGATGACGCGCGCGATTTTTCCCAAGGCATCACGCTCGACCACGCATGGTTCACGCGATGCCAGTGCGGAGAGGGGTTGCTCTGCGATGCTGATGCGCCCGTGGAGCGTGGGCGCTGCCCGTCGTGCGGCGAGACGCCGGAGGCGGACGCGGTGCCCGTGTACCGCACCCGTGTCAACGGCGAGGTGACCGACCTGCAGGAGATGGACCCGCTTGGCAAGGACGCGGCTCGCATGTACATGGCTCGACTGCGTGGGGACGAAGCGCGGACCGCGAAGCTGATGCAAGTCCTCGGCATCGATCGAAAGCGGCGGACGATCACGGTGGGGCGACCGAGTGATCGCATGAGCGCCAAGGGCAAGAAGAGCCGCGGCAAGAGCCCGACGCGGCGCGTGGTGCCGGTGCAGAGGGGGACGCGTGGGTGAGCCCTACGCCATCCGCCGCGCCACAGAGCGCGACGTGCCGCTGGTGTCGCAGACCTTCGTGCGCGGCGCGCTGAAGGCCCATCGGCACCAGGCAGCCCGTACGGCGCTCGAGCGGCTCCTCGCGGCGCGGCTGCTTGCGGGTGACGTCCACGTCGCAGCAGCGGGCGACGTCATCGTCGGCTATGCCATCGCGCAGCGCGACGGGTCGACAGCGATGGTTCACTGGCTGTGGACGAAGGAGCGCTATCGCATGTGGGGCGTGGCCCGCCGACTGTGGGCCCACGTGACCGAGGGGGCGGCGTCGGCTATCGTGACTCACGCTCCCGCCGCGTGGCATCGCCAGCGGATGCGAGCGATGGGCGTCCCGGTGCGTGAGGCGCTGGGTTGGATTCTGCTACTGAGCGAGGACGAGGTGAGCCATGGCAGCGCGTAAGAAGAGCACGAGCGAGGTGGTCGCGGATGAGCAGCCCAGAGACTTCACTGGCTTCTTTGCCGAGGAGCCGCCTCCGCTGGTGGAGCCTGTTGCGGCGTCGTTCGCGGACCACATCGTACCCGGCACGCAGCAAGAGACCGTCGCCGATACCCCCCGCGTTGCCCATGTTGCCAGCATTGACACCCTGACCCGTTGGACCCTGGACGGGCCCATTTGGGCCCATGACAACGCCAGAAGCCGGCAGGCCGTTGGGCCCGCCGCCCTGACCAGAGAAGTCGAGCAGGCCGCCCGGCCGCTGCATGTACTGACCCGCGAGCGCCGCCCCAGTTCGGAGCCCCGCGCCGCGGACCCCGTGCAGCCGACCATCACGAAGATCCAGCTCCACACGCGAGCGCACGTTCTGGGCATCCAGGGCACGAGCGACGCGATCCTCGTGGGCGACGTCATTGAGTCCATCGAGCCCGACATGCTCGGGCCGATCGCAGGCTTCGTGGTGCGTCCGCGACGTGGTGCGCCTATCTTCATGCCGGCGTCGTCCGTGCTCGCGGTGACGGTGGCATGACCGCTGCGCTCGCTGAGGTGTACGCGCTGCTAGACGCAGCGGAGCGACTCCTCGCGAGCGAGCGCGAGACGCGCTGGTGCCCACACACGCCGACCGCGCGGCAGGCGGCGTTCCTCGATGTCGATGCGCTCGAAGCGCTGTTCGGCGGGGCGGCGGGCGGAGGCAAGAGCGACGCGCTGCTGATGGCGGCGCTCCAGTCCATCGAGGTGCCTGGGTACGCTGCGCTCGTGCTGCGTCGGACGTACGCGGACCTCTCGCTGCCGGGCGCCATCATGGACCGTGCGGCGGAGTGGCTGCGGCCTACGGCGGCGACGTGGAGCGACAGAGAGAAGACGTGGCGCTTCCCGAGCGGAGCGAGCCTGACGTTCGGCTACCTCGAGACCGACTCGGACCGCTACCGGTACCAGGGCGCGGAGTTCCAGTGCGTGTGCTTCGACGAGCTCACGCAGTTTTCGGAGGTTGCGTACTCGTACCTACTCAGCCGCATCCGACGCACGAAGGGTGGGGCGCTCGACCGCGTGCCGCTGCGCATGCGCGGCGCAACGAACCCCGGCGGCGTCGGTCACGCGTGGGTCGCGAAGCGCTGGGGCATCCAGCCGGACGGGCATCAGGACGTGGCGCAGGCGCGCGATGAGGAGACAGGCGAGGCCCGCGTGTTCGTGCCCTCGCGCCTCGACGACAACCCGCACTTGGACCGCGACGAGTACCGCCGGGCGCTCGCGCGGCTCGACGCGACGACGCGCGCGCAGCTCGAACGCGGGCTGTGGGTGCAGGACAACGCCGGCCTGGTGCTCCCGCTGACGCGCGACAACCTCGTGGACGTCGCGCCGCGGGGCTTGCGCTGCGTGCTCGGCATCGACCTCGGCTCATCGGAGAGCGAGGAGACGCTCGCGCTTGCGGTCGTCGGGTGGGCGCCTGGCGTGCCCGATCGGGCATGGGTCGTCCACGCCGAGAAGCACACCGCGATGCTGACCGCGGACCTCGCGCGGCGCATTCGCGAGCTCGACGCGCGCTTCCGCTTCGAGGCGATGGTGATGGACGAGGGTGCGCTCGGGCGTCAGTTCGGCACCGAAGTTCGCGCACGCTTCCGCCTGCCCGTGAGCCCCGCGCGCAAAGAGAACCGCGTGGGGTACGCGAAGCTCTTTCGCGACGCTGCCAGGGGCGCCTCGCAGCCTGAGGACCGGCCCGGCATCGCGCGGCTCTACGTGCACGCCGAGGATGCGGCGCCGCTCGTCGAGGAGGCCGCGGAGCTGCTGTGGCACGACGACGGGAAGCGCATGGTCGGCAAGTGCCACGCATACGACGCGAGCCTCTACGCCTGGCGCCGCGCGCTCGCGTGGCTCGAGGAGACGCCGCCGGAAGTGCCCAGGCCTGGCACGTCGGAGCACGCAGAGGCTGAGCGTGTCAGACTCCAGATGGAGGCGACGCGTCGGATGCAGTCGAAGAACCAGGGCTGGTGGAAGAAGCGGTGAGCCATGGCATCGAAGAAGAACGGACCCCCGAAGCGCATCAACGCACCCGACCCCTCGCCGCACACCGACCAGGGCACGCGGGAGTGGTGGCGCATGGACGGCAAAGCCGCGACCGACGCGCTCACGTCGATGCTGCTGCGTGCGCGCGAGGATGATGCGTCACGCCGCGACCGCATGAAGGCGGACCTGAGCCTCTACCTCAACCGCAACATCACGTCGCTCGACGCGTGGGACTACGCGAAAGCGAAGGACCGCACGGCGGACAATCCGCGCCTGAACGCGGCCCGGTCCGCGGTGGACACGCTGCATGCGCAGATGGTGAAGAGCCTTCCGCGCTCTGTGCCGCTGACCGAGGACGGCACGTGGACGGCGCAGAGGCAAGCGAAGGCCTACGGGCTCTTCCTCGACGCGGTGAAGGACCGCAACAACTGGCGCGTGACCTTCCCGCTGCTCGTGCGTGACGCGCTAGTGCTCGACCCCGGAGTGGTGCGCTGTCACTCGGTCGTCGATGACGACGACGTCGGCACGATCAAGCTCACGCGCGTGTTGCCGCACGAGATCCTCGTCGACGCGGTCGACGCGGTCTACGGCACTCCCCGCTGCCTCTACTACCAGACCCTCGTCGACCGGCGCGTCGCGCAAGAGACGTGGCCGGAGCATCGCGAGGCCATCGAGCGCGCCCCTCGGGCGACGCGCATGGGCACGACGTACCGTGCCGGGTCGGACCAGATCGAGGTCGTGGAGGCGTGGCACCTCCCGAGCCGTAAGGGCGCGAGTGACGGGCGGCACGCGGTGGTCGTGCTTGGCGTTGATGCGCCGATGAGCGTGCGCGAGTGGACGCGCGAGAGCTTCCCGTTCGCGCTGCTGTCGTATTCCCCGGCGTTCATGGGCATTTTCGGGACGACCTTGGTCGACGAGATCGCAGGACTGCACGTCACGCTCAACGAGGTCGACGAGGCCATCCGCGACCGCATCTCACAGAGCACGGGCTTCTTCATCAACTACCTCGGGTCGAAGCTGAAGCTCCGGCTCGACAACGACACGCAAGTCGCCATTTACGACGTCGAGGCCGCTGCGGGTGAAGGCGCGGTCGAGTACCACGCGCCCAACCTCGTGAGTGCGGAGCTGCTGAGCGAGCGCGAGCGGCTCTTGGGCCTCACGCTCCAGATGCCGGGCATCTCGCAGCTCGCCGCGCGCAGCATGAAGCCCGCCGGGCTCGACTCGGGCGTCGCGCTCCGTGAGTATCAGGACATCGAAGCCGAGCGGTTCGCGGCGTTTGGAAAGCAGATCGAGGCCTTCGAGCTCGCGGTGAGCCGCCTCATCCGCGACGAGGCGCGCGACCTCTACGAAGCCGGAGTCGATGTCGAGGTGAAGGCATCGAGCCGTAAGCGCGGGCGCCGTGTCATGGCGCGCATCCAGTGGAAGGACTTCGCGAGCGCGGAAAGCGACTTCGAGATCCAGGTGTTCCCCGCCTCGCAGCTCCCTCGCCAGCCCGCCGGGCGTCTCGCGATGGTCGAGCAGCTCATCGCCGCCGGTTTCCTCGGCAAGGACGATGCAATGCGCTTGCTCGACTTCCCCGACGTCGAGGCGACGATGTCGGAGCAACTCGCGCCGTACCACCTCGCGCTTGAGTGCGTCGAGAGCATCCTCGAGGACGGTGAGCTCGTGCCGCCGATCCCTGAGATGGACCTCGCGCTTACCGCGCGCGTCGTGAACCTCGCGATTTTGCGCGCCACGCTGGATAAGGCGCCGAGCGACCGCGTCGGGATGCTGCGGACCTTTGCGAGTCAGGTGCAAGCGCTCGCGTCACGCGCCGCACAGGCGCAAGCGGGGCCCGCGGGAGGGTTCGTGCCCAACGCTGCTGGGCAGCTCCAATCGGGGCTGCCCCAGAACGCTGCGCCGCAGGGCGCGCCGGTGATCGCATGAGAGGAGAGGGAGCATGAGCGAGCAGACCCCGGCGCCGAGCGCGCCGCAGACACCCGCGCCCGAGGCGAAGCCCCCGACGCGCACCGACTACGTCGCAGCCGCGAAAGCGAAGCTCGCGACGATGGCGCAGCAGGGCCCGGCCGACCCGGTCGCGCCCACGGAGCCCGCTCCGGCACCCGCGCCGCAGTCGAGCGCAGCAGCGGCCGTGCTCGGCGGCCAGCCCATCACGCCGCCAGCGCCCGAGACGCCAGCCATCGACGCGAGCGACCCGCGCGCGATGGGAGCCATGGCGCAGATCCTCGCGCTGGAGCAAGAGTCGCGACGCCAGCTCGAGGCGCTCTCGCAGCGCGAGCGCGAGCTCGCCACCCGCGGCGAGCGGCTCTCGGCGTGGGAAAAGGCCGAGCAAGCGAAGGCGAGCGGCAACCTTGTGGCGGCGCTCGAAGCGCTCGGCATCGATTACGAGGCGCTCACGGCGCAGATTGTCCGCGGCGACGCAGGCGCGCTCCAGCCGGCCACCGAAGAGCTGCGCAAGCTCCAGGCGGAGA